CGAATCATTAGCAGAGGTAGACAAATGACACCATTAAGAAAAGCATTTTCAGAATTAGATAATGCATTACCTGATTCAATATTTGACTATGACCTAGACCAAGCAACAGTAAATAAAGTCTGGGACGAAATAGAGAAAGCAGAACAGTTAATGGCTAAAGGCGAAATCGCAGATAAATACATAAAAAAATGGAAAAAGTAATGCAAAAAATTTATTTAGACTTTGAAACGTACTACGACGTACAACTGTCGCTCACTAAAATGAGTACCGTACAATATGTTAACCATCCAGACTTTAAGGTATGGGGTGTAGGTATTAAAGTAGAAGACGGTGAAACAGAATGGTACAACGAAGAAGAAACACCAGAAATACTTGCACAAATTAATTGGGCAAACACAGCCGTTGTATGTCACAACACATTGTTTGACGCTTACATTCTTACTCAGTATTTTAGTTGTGTACCTGCGTTTTATTACGATACTGCGGCCATGTCCCGTGGTCTCTACCCTAACATGTCCGCAAGTCTTGCTAACGCATGCAAACGTGAGTTTCCAAACGATGAAACAAAACGTAAAGGTGAAGAACTTGTGAATGCAAAAGGCGTACGCGACCTGGATCCAGAGCTCGATGCACAAATAGGCGGTTACTGCATCCAGGATGTCGACTTGACGTACGAATTGTTTCAGAATTATATGATTAATTATCCAGACAAAGAGCTGCGTATTATAGATCTAACAGTACGTATGTTTGTAGAACCAAAGCTTATGCTGGACCGCGGATCACTAATAGCGTACAAAGATGACATAATCGAGCGCACAGCAGCAGCAATAGAAGCGTCTGGTATAACAAGAGAAATTTTAGCTTCACAAGTAAAATTCAAAGATCATTTAGAATCGTTAGGTATAGTTGTACCAACAAAGAAAAGCCCTACAACAGGCAAACAAATACCTGCGTTTGGTAAAAACGACAGTGCTTATATACAAATGTGCAACATGTATCCAGAACATAAACACGTGTGGGAGGCCAGAGAGATGGTTAAGTCGCGTATAGAAGAAACACGCGCACAAAGATTTATCGATTCAACTAATCCTGACGGTACGTTCAGCATACCGCTGCGTTACTACGCCGCACACACAGGCAGGTTTGGCGGTGCTGACAAAATTAACTTACAAAACCTCCCCCGGGGCTCTAAACTTCGTACGGCACTTATGGCCCCTGAAGGACAAAAGCTTTATATAGCTGACTTGTCTAATATAGAAGCTCGTATGCTTGCGTGGTTATCTAAAGAATATGATTTATTAGAAGCCTTTCGTACAGGCCGTGATGTGTACTGTGAATTTGCTTCACAAATATACGGTCGCACAATTACTAAAGATGACAAACTAGAAAGATACGTAGGTAAGACAGCTATTTTAGGTTTAGGTTACGGTATGGGCGCAGACAAATTCCAAGCTACACTTAAAACAGGCACACCTTCTGTAGAAGTTACAGATGACACAGCTAAGAATATTGTAATGCAGTATCGTGGCATGTATCCAAACATACCAAGACTCTGGTCAGGCATGAAAGATTCATTGTTTCAAATGATTAACCCACGTGGTATCGGACTAAGTTATGGGCCCCTTACTATTAAACGTAAAGCATTAGAGTTACCTAATGGCATGCGACTAAGTTATCCAAACTTACGTTACGAAGCTGGTCAGTTTGTATACAACACTGAACGCGAATATATACGTACACACGGCCCAAGAGTTACAGAAAATGTCGTACAAGCCCTGGCTAGATTAGTTATTACCGATCAAATGCTAGAGATACAAGATATGCCAGAAGTTGATATCGTGTTACAAGTACACGACGAGATTATTGCCATTGGCTCTGACCAAGATTCAGATGCTACAATGGATAGAATTATAAATGCAATGCGTACAGCCCCCGAGTGGTGTCAAGATTTACCGCTCGATGCTGAAGGAGGCGTAAGTCAGGTATATGACAAATAAAAACTTAATACTCACTCGTAAAAAAGGAGAAAAAATTATCGTACAACAAGATGGAAAAGTAATCTGTAGTGTAACGGTAACACACCTTTCTCCAACCCAATGCAAACTAGGGTTCCAAGCAGACAAATCTGTACGGATAGATAGAGAGGAAGTATACTTAGAAAAGGAGATTTAATTATGGAAGTTGTGTTTTTAAACGCTAAAAAACCCCTGTCCAAAGAAATATCAGAAGACGGCATTAAGCCATATCCACTAGTCAAAGACTTTAGTTCAGAACATTTTGATATATCTGTTGATAAAAAAGGACTAAATAAACTATACAAACTATTAATAGAACAAGCTAACAAAGGAGCATGTCTACACAAAGGATCTTTAAAACGTCCGTTGGACAACGAACCACGAGCCTTTATGTCAGAACGTGCAAATACTACGCAGCTGTTAGTGCTAGATGTAGACGGATTACGTACATCTAATCCAGGGGACTTACAAGCGCTGGCCGATAAGATTGTTTTACAACTCCCAGAAGTATTTCATAACGTAGGATATATCGCTCAGGCCAGTGCGTCTTTAGGATTTAAGAAAGATACAGTGTCATTACATCTGTTTTTCTTATTAGATATGCCAGTACACCCAAAAACATTAAAAGATTTTATTCGTATGATTAACTATAAAACTGAGTTCTTAGCAGAACAAATTAAGTTATCAGCTAATGGTCAAAGTTTGTCGTACATACTTGACCCATCTGTCGCTGACAATAGTAAGTTAATATACATAGCAACACCTAAGTTTACTGGCGTTGCAGACCCTTACCCCGAAAACAGATTCATCAAGATTGACCGTGGTTCGCCTGTTCTTGAGATCTCCTCATCTTTAATCGGTGTGAATCCTGAAAAGGTACATACCCTTGGTTTGCAGATTAAAGATAATTTACGAAAGAAAAACAACCTTCCTAAAAGAGTTGGAAAAGTGAGCACGGTCAATGTTGCTGGAGAAGCACATGAAATTTTACAGAACCCAGACAAGATGACCATCCAGATCACACGTGTGTCCGAACCTTTTGTTAACTGTAATGTAAACAATGGCGACAGTGGAGGTTATTACTTTACATTAACTAACCCACACTACATGTATAACTTTAAAGGTGAACCTGTATGGGAGATAGAAAAAGCAGACCCAGACTTCTATCGTAGTATCTTTGAAATATTTGCAGACAAAATAGATAACGAAACTAAAAAGAAACCAATTGTATTACGTGACTTTTTCACGGATACCTATTACAACGGAGTGTATGATGAAACAAAACAACAGTTTGACGACGACTACCCCCTCACACCAACGGGCAAAAATTCTATTAATGATTTTCTTAAGTCTCACGGTCGCCCTACCATGGATTTTGTTCCAGATGCTCGTGTCGTATTTGATCCTAGCAGTGACAAAGGTATTGACCTGGAAACCATTCCATACTCAGTAAATTTATTTAGAAAAACTCCGTATATGATGAGAGCAGAAGAAAATGTAAAAGAGTTATCGTACGGTGAAGCAATTCAGATCCAAAAAATTGCACCAAATTTTTATAAGCTAATCATGCATGCGTTAGGCAATGGTAAACCTGAGTTTGAGCATTTTATGAATTGGCTAGCGTATATTTATCAATATCGTAAAAAAACTATGACTGCATGGATCTTTACGGGCATACCCGGCACTGGTAAAGGTTTGTTTGTACACAAAATACTTAAACCTTTATTCGGTGAACAACAAACACCAATGCGAGCTTTAGAAAATATAGAAGAACAATTTAACTTATACATGAGAACAGCTATGTTCTTAGTAGTAGATGAATTTCGTATGGCTGACTCAGGATCTGTAGGTAAAATGGCCGACAAACTAAAACATCAGATTACAGAACCTAATCTTACAATTAGAGCAATGCGTACAAACCAAATAGAGCTGCCGTCTTTCACGAACTTTATCTTTCTTACTAACAGAGCAGATGCAGTTAAGATAGAAGACAGCGACAGAAGATACAATGTAGCACCACGACAGGAACAAAAAATAGAACAAGCGTTTCCAGAATTATTAAAGAATTTAGATGCACTACAACCTGAGCTATATATTATTGCAGGCGTATTAAACAAATTTAAAGTTGACGTACGTATGGCCCACACAGCTCTAGAGAATGACGCGAAGAAAGAAATGAAAGAAGTATCTATGTCTGTTCTTGAAGAATTTGCAAATGCAATTCGTACACGAAACCTGGAATATTTTACTGACATATTAGATATACCACTTACAAACACTTTTGATGCAGGTGGCGTAAGTACGGCACAAAGATATGTAAAAGAATGGATAGCTAGTTTTGGTACTGAAACAATAATACCGTTAGCTCACTTTAAAATTGTATATGACACTCTTACCGACAGTCGTAACACTATGTCACAAAGAGACTTTTCTAAAGCTATGTCACGGTTAAATATTAAGACAGCACGTAAACGTATTAGTAAAGATCGTACAGCTGGCATTCCACGCGGGGTTGTATTGATTTGGAAATTAGACAATAATGTAAAAGAACAATTAATTAAAGAACATTTTGACGACAGGGATTTGAACTTATTAGAGAATGGAAAATCTAACATCACCCAAACGTCCAGACCTAATCTCAACGGTTGAGGTCACGGAGGATTTACAACTAGGTCTAGTACCTGCATGGTCGTACTCGGCCTTAAAAACCTTTGAATCCTGCGCCTACAGAACCTACATTTCTAAAGTAAAACGTGTAAAAGAAGACTATGGTCCTGCAGCTGCACGTGGCACGCGCATCCATGATGAGGCAGAACAATACGTACGACATCAAACTGCAGATCTACCTGATGCACTGAAAAAATTTCAACAGCAATTCAAAGAACTACGTGAGTTGTTTGCAGAAGCTAAAGTAGAAACAGAAGGCGAATGGGGGTTCACCCTTAACTGGGAACCTACAGGTTGGATAGCACCTGACACTTGGGCTCGCGTTAAACTTGATGCTCTTGTACACGAATCAGAAACATCAGCAAGAGTTATAGATTATAAAACAGGTAAACAATTAGGCAACGAAATCGCGCACAGCCAACAAGCGCTGATCTACGCCATAGGCACGTTCTTTATGTACCCTGACTTAGAAATACTTAACACAGAAATGTGGTATTTAGATCATGGTACAACTATGGAGCAAACATACACTAGAGATGAAGCTATGGTATTTATGCCCAAGCTACATGAGCGAGCAGTAACTATGACTACTGCTACTAAATTTCCACCTAATCCCAGTAATTACAACTGTAGGTGGTGTTCTTTTGGCAAAGGTCCAGAACCCCATTGTGAATGGGGCATTAATTAGTTATAATTAAATTACATAAGCGTTCACCCAACTAACACCGAACGCAATGGAGAAGTATAGATGTTAAATAATATTCCTGCGCCTTATGCGCACCAACAATCCACAACAGATTTCATAATAAACACCAAGCAGTGTTTGATTACGTCTGATCCAGGTACTGGCAAAACACGTGCAGTCTTAGACGCTCATGCTATACTCGGGGGTAAGACGTTAGTCTTGGCGCCACTTTCAATACTGGAAGCAGCGTGGGGGGAGGATATAAATAAGTTCCAACCCAATATTAAATATGGAGTAGCTTATGCAAAAAATCGCACAAAAATATTTGAAGATGGTACATACGACATGGTCATCACTAATTTTGAAGCTGTCAACTTCTTACAAAAAAATCCACAGTATTGTAAGCAGTTCGATACAATCGTTATTGACGAATTTACCGCTTTTAAAAATAGAGAAGCCAAACGTAGTAAAAATCTCAACAAAATTATCTCATATTTTACTAATAGGATTGCCATGTCTGGTACTCCTAATAGTAATACTATTCTAGATATCTGGCACCCCGTTTATCTTATAGATGGCGGGGAACGTCTGGGCTCTAGATTCTATGCATTCAGACACCAAGCTTGTACACCCAAGTTCAATGGCTTTGCCAATGAGTGGATTGATAAGCCTGGCATAGAAGAAGCAGTAGCAAATAAACTTTCTAACATATCGATACGCTACGCTTTGTCTGACTGCATGGATCTTCCAGACAAAATTGTACGTACAGTTAATACAAAGCTAACGCCTAACGTACAAAAACAATACAAATTACTAGCAGACGAGTCAGTCTTGTATACAAAATCAGGTACAGTCAACGCAGTTCATGCAGCAGCTCGTGTCAAAAAACTATTACAACTTGTGACGGGCGCTGTGTACGACGAAGATGGTGTAGTGCAGTTTGTACACCAAGAACGTTACGACATAGTTATGACACTTGTAGCACAACGTGCGCATAGCCTGGTTGCATTCAACTGGAAGCACGAACGTGACGCGCTGGTAGAAATAGCACAGAAAGAAGGTATTAGTTACGAAGTTATTGATGGTTCAGTAAAAGCTGAGAAACGTAGTGATATTGTAGCAAGATACCAAGCAGGCCATATCAAGGTCTTGTTCTGTCACCCGCAATCAGCGGGCCATGGTCTTACATTGACTAAAGCTAATACGGTTATATGGTGTTCACCTACCTACAATGCTGAGCACTACCAACAATTTAACCAGCGTATATATAGAGCAGGTCAAACACAAAAGACCGAAACAATACTTATCCAAGCTAGAAATACTTGGGAACCTGAGGTGTACAAAAAACTTAACACTAAGTTAGGTCGTATGGAAAACCTATTACATATCTTAAAGGAGGTATCATGAAAAAACTAAACGATTTATTAGCAGAAACAGCTAAGGTTCGTAATCAAATCAAAGTTGTGCAGTCAGAAGAAAAGCTTTTGAAATCACAACAACGCGAACTAGAAAGTCAAATATCTATTAGGATGCAAGAGCAAGGTCTCGACAAGATCTCTAATGATATTTGTACAATTTCACTTAAAAATGAGATTGTGCCAACTGTAGAAGATTGGGACTCTTTGCACGAACACATAACTGATACTAAACAGTTTGAGTTATTGCAAAAACGTGTGTCTGCAACCGCCTACAGAGAACTTATAGCAGCTGGTATGGATGTACCTGGTGTTAAAAGTACGGAGTTGACCCGAATTAATTTTAGGTCAGCATAATATTAATATTAGATTAAAAAGGAGAACGTTCTATGTCTAATGATATAAGTATAGTAACGAGCACAATGCCTGCTCATTTAAAAAAAGGCACGAACCTGGGTAATGAAAACATTAGCTCAGAACATTTGTCTACTCCACGTTTAAAACAGCTGCAACAGTTGTCAAACGAAGTAGATGAAAACCACAGTGAGTATATTGAGGGCGCTAAAGTAGGTGACTTCATTAATACTGTAACCAAAGAAGACTACGGTAAAGAACTTTATCTAGTAAACGTACACTTCAAAGAAGAGTTTGTTGTGTGGAAACAATTAGAAAAAGGTGGCGGACTTATAGGTACATTTCCTACACAAGCAGAAGCTTTACAAAAGTTAGAAGATGAAAATCTTAAAGTAGAGGACTATGACATTAACAGAACCCAGACTCACACTTTATTAAAAGTAGATGAGAAAACAGGTGATGTATCTGACATACCTTTCTTGTTTGATTGTTCAATATCTAAATTAAAAGTATCTAGAGAATGGAATACTCAGATAGCTAAGCTAGGTGGAGATAGATTTTCTTCATTGTGGAAGATGTCTTCCGTGCAAACAGCTAATAAATCTGGACAACGTTTCATGAACATAGCTGTATCTAATGTAGGTTGGCTTAAAGAAGACACTTACAATGTTGCTAAAGGTTTTTACGATAAAACATTTGCAAATAAATCCTAGGTAAGTACGTGCAATCTGCGTGCGACATTATAGGTCGCATGCACGATTGTGCTATACTCAGGATGTGCGTGAAAAGGAGTTCATAAATAAAGTCCACAGGAAACTACCTAAGGAAATCTATAAGTGGAAGATCAACGATCCTTACCACGGAGGTGTATCGGACACTTACTACTCAGGTCCTAACAATCATTGTTGGATTGAATATAAGTACAAAGAAGACTTGCCTGCAAAGCTTAACTCAAAAATAAAAATTAACTTATCTGAGCAACAACGCATTTGGCTTACTCGCCAGAAAGAACATGGTGTATTTACGTACGTAGTATTTGCATCTGGGGACAGTGTGTACGTTACCGAAGATTTTACACTCACACACATCACACTAAAACAATTTCAAAAAGAAGCAATACCGTTTAAAATATTTATAGAAGTATTAACTAATTTTTGTTTAGGAGAAACAAATGACTGATTATGTAAACTCACCTCCGCATTACAACACAGGAAACGTAGAATGTATTGTGGCAATAGAAGAAAGTATGACACCTGACGCTTTCAAAGGTTACTTAAAAGGTAACATTCAAAAGTACATGTGGCGCTATGAAGCTAAAAAAGGCCTACAAGATGTCTTAAAAGCACAATGGTACTTAAATAGACTCATAAAAACCCTCGAAAAAGAAGAATCTTTATCTGACGCACAGGAAAGCCCCCCAGATAAATATTGATTTAGTTGGACCTAAGGCCTTAGTTACCTTAACAAAATGCCTTACAGAGCATTCTGTGAGGTCATTTTCTTGCAAAAGACCTATTTTTTGATCTATGTTGCACAACTACGTTTCTTGGAGAATTATTTGATGGATTACCATCTCTATGATGTATATCCATTTTATCTCCCTTTCTAACACGACCATCTTTTAACATTTGCCTACGTATTTTATTACGTTGAGCACGTCTTTTCTTTTGTGCATCTGTGCCTTGGTAGTTTGCATATTCTTTTTTATAGTTTCTTGCCATTTAAATAGTATACACCTTCAAAGCTTTGGCTTTACCTTTTACTTTTATAGTGTCGTGCAACTTAGCCCCCGGGATCTTAGAGGCTGTACGTTCTCCAATTAATAAATCAACACCAGCTTCTTTAGTTGCACTTTCTAATCGTGCGGCTGTGTTTACGGCATCTCCTATTGCTGAATAATCAAAACGAGAGTCCGAGCCCATGTTACCGATTACTGCTTCACCTGTATTAACACCTATACCTATGGCTACAGGTTCAGGCAATTCTTTTTGCAGCGCTTTTATTGCCGTACGCATATCCCGAGCACAGGCGACAGCGCGTTGTTCGTGTTCATCTAAATCTAGGGGGGAGTTAAAGATGGCCATGCACGCGTCGCCTATGAACTTGTCAACCATGCCACCGTGGGCTTGGATGCATTCTACTTGTACGGTAAGAGCTTTATTCATTATGTCTGTTACTTCTTCAGGTTCTAACTTTTCAGACAGATTTGTGAACCCCCTGACGTCAGTGAACAAGAACGTGCAAGTTCTACGTTCTCCTCCTAACTTAAGTAGCTCTGGATTATTTTGTAATCGTGCAACTTGTTTAGGATCCAGGTAGTGCTCGAATTGTTTTTTTATTAACTGCCTTAATTTAAACTGTTCGTTAAAGCGTAAATAGAATTCTTGTACAGATATAAGTATAGCTGATAATATACTATAAGTTACATCTATAAGTATATTAGATGTAATTAAATACCAACCACCGACCGCGGTCAACGATACGAGGCCCACGGTTCCTGCTACGGTCCCGACGAGCCCTAATGTACGTATTATAACTATGGTTAATAGTAGGACTGTTACAAGTATAAGTAATTCATATAGTAACGCAGTGCCTGGTATTGCTGGTACATCTACGGTCATGCTTTCAGCTAACGCAGCCTGTATATGGTGGGGGTACAACAAGCCAACTGGCGTAGCTATTTGAGGCATCACACCTTTTGCGCTTACACCTACAAACACAAACTTATTACGTACATCCATCTCTTCCAGGCTAGTGCTTGGTGTGTCAACCCAAGATACCCATCTACGACCAATGCTATCTACAGGTACTTCTGCATAATTAGGAACAGTAAGTTCTTCGATCTGCCCCTGCTGTCCTTTAATAATGTACGTATCTGAACCACTAATCATTTTAATAACTTGTATACCAAAAGACGGAGTCCAACCGTCTGGAGTCTGGAGCAATAAAGGTAAACGCCTAACTAAATTATCTACGTCAGTACGTGCAACTGCCAGCCCCTGGTAGGCTGAGTCTGCTAGCACGGACACATTTCCAATCACACCCTGTGAAGCAATACCCTGTATAGGTTCTCCATCTCCTAATATAACTGTGCCTGTAGTTGGCGCATAAGAACTGCCCCCTTCAAACGTGGCGATTACACTAGGTCCTTGTAGTAGAGCATCTGCAAATGCCTGATCTCCACCGAATCTATCTGCTTGTGGAAAAGCAACAACCCAACCCACGCCTAAAGCTCCTGCATCCAACAAATCTAATTGTATTCGTGCAAGGTCTTGCCGCGGGTACGGCCATCCGCCCGCAAGCGCTACATCTTCTTCTGTTATATCTAACGTTACAAACCAGCCAGATGGATCTGGTGTTTGTACGAGTGCGTCAAATGTTTTTAGTTTTAGTACTTCTAATGCCTGCCAGCTAAACAATAAAGGTAAAGTTAATAAAGCTACAGTTATATATGAATACCATTTTTTCATCTTCTACTCCTTAGTTCTGTAGTAGAAAAAGAATGCTTACGGTTAGTGTAGTAGATCTCATGCATACCTTTGCCTGTAAAATGTTTATCTACATAATCTTCCCCTATAAATCTTATGTGTATTTCTGTGCTTTCTAATAAATCAATTAAACTTTTTTCTGTGTCATAAGGTATAACTTCGTCTATGTATTTAACTGCCTGGAGTTGTATGTAACGTTCATAGATAGATTGAACTGGTTGATTTTTTTCTTGTCTGTCTATAGATGGGTCTGTTTGTAATCCTACGATTAAGTAATCACAATTTTCTTTAGCTTCTTTAAACATAACTACATGTCCTGCATGTAATAAATCAAAAGCTCCGCATGTAAATCCGATCATCCTGACCCCTGTGTTATTGTAATAGTAGAGTCACCTCCACCATTTACTAACACTTGTTGTGTTTTACCATCCTGTAACAATATTATAGTATATCCCTGCGAGATATTTAAGGTCAACTTAGTAGCCTGTGTTACTGCTCTCTCTAAAATAAGAGTATCGTCTTGTGTAAAAGTTGTTATCTGAGTAGTTAAATCTTGACCAAACTTTGTACCCTGGACCAAAGAACCTGTAGCTAAAGCTTGATCTCCTAATGTATCTAACTCTTGTATGACTGCTAGTAAATCTTCAAAAAAATTTACGTCTAGGTAGTTGATATCGAGCTCACTAAATTCAAGTGAATCTTCTGCTAAGTAATCAAACTCTAAATCATTAAATTCTAAGTAATCAATATCAAGAATTGCTCCGCTATTTGCGGACGTTGTGGATAGATCTGTGGATAACTCTGCTTCGTCCGGAGGACTTATGATTAACATGTTATCTATTATGTCTAAAGTTAAATCTAAAATAACAGGTTTACTTTGTGTAGATTCAAACACATTAACAGTTGTAGCTTCATAAGGTTTGTTTAATGTAACTGTGCCCATTGCGGTAGTAACAAGTATCTCGCCACTAGATATTCCGTTAACATCTGGTAATAATATAATAAGAGATCGGCCTAGCTCATCTACTGTAACAGTAAAATCTGTACCCCTAATCGCTATATCTGCTGTAGGTGTGGATAACGAGATGTTCTTTTTGTCTATTTTTCCAAGCTTACTACTAACAAAACGTGCTGTGCCGTTCGCAAAACGCAAAGCCATCTTACCCTTAGATGGGTCAGGGTCGTATACATACTCAGTAATTACAAGTTTTGAATGTTCTGTTAGTCGGAC